GGCCCACCGGGAGAGGAATGGGACGATCTACTACAAGACTCCCAGGTACAACAATCCGGGGTTCGATCAGATGCCCAACCCGCCTTTGGAGGCCGATGGGACAATTGCCTATAACTGCCGGTGCTGGTTGACCCCGATCATGTCGCTCGATGCCCAGAAGTTTTATGACTTCAAGGGCAGGCTGATACCCAACGCCAAGATTTTTGATGAGTGGTTTTCGACCAGTTCCAAGGACCGGCAGATTCTCGCCATTGGAGTGCGTAGGTATAGCGCGGCTGTCAAAAAGCTTAAGAAAGGTGAACGACTCAAGTGGGAGCATATCTTGGACCCGGTGACAGGGATGCTGCTTGATGAGAGATCAATAAAGTCTGAAACACCACAGAAAAGGGCGGCACGGATCAAAAAAGCCAAAAAAGTAATAACCGGGGGTTGACAGAGAAAATAGAACAACCATTATAGCGATATGCAAAGTACCCAATTGCTACTTGAAGATTTGACGGGTCTTGTCCACTTTGGCGTTAAGCAGAGTGGTAAAAGGCTTATCGTTGACCGCGACAGCGGGGTCATCAAGGGTGTAAAGATCATCGGGTTCAATTCCCAGAATGGTCGCCGGTACTTGCCCGATGCCTTGAAAACTGCCGTTCCACTTTACGAAGGCATCAAGGTCAACATCGATCATCCCGAGAAAGGCCCGACCCAACAGAGGTCCAGCCATGACCGATTCGGGAAATTCATCAATGTCCGCTTCGTGGAGGGTGAAGGGATTTACGGCGACCTGCTGTATCTCAAGAACCATCCTCTGGCAGAATCGGTTTGCGAAGCTGCCGAACGGGAAGAGATGAATGACGTATTTGGAATGAGCCACAACGCCCAGGGTGAGGGCACGGTGGACAAGAAGAATATCTTTGTGGTTTCCAAGATCACGGAGGTTCGTCATGTCGATTTGGTCGCAGACCCTGCAACGACTAAATCGCTTACGGAATCGCAATCGCCAACAGAGCAGGAAACAGAAGAAGCAGCGGGAAATCGAGTTCGTTACAAGAGCAAAAGACAAGCTGTTGGGGCGAAACGGAAATTCGTGAAGTCGAAATCCAAGAGCGCAAACAAGCCGACCGGAACCCTCAAGGAATCGGATGAGGGCGAGGAAGACGGCAAGAAGTTGCATCATCTGGTCATGCAGATTCTGACCAAGAATGATGTTGCCGACGATAAGAAGGCAGACGAGATCATCCAGGTTCTTACCAAGGAAATTGAGGGTATTTCGATGGATGCCACCGAGAATGTGAACGAGCAGGTAGAAGAGACCACCGAAACCTCCGAAGCAACCGAAACCGCCAAGGTTGAGGAAGGCAAGATGGTCTGCGAGAAGTGCGGTTCCAAGATGGAAGGCGACTACTCGAAAGACGAAGAAAAGAAGATGGAAGAGCAGGCCGATGGCGAGGAGATGGACGACGAGGACGAGGAAGAAAAAGAGATGATGAAGGAGTCCGTCGATCCGGCCAAGGAACTGCACTACTACAAGACCAAGGATGCGATTCGCACCCTCTGCGAGTCCAGCGGAATCGACTTTGAGGAGTCCCTGGTGGAAGACCTTGGAGGTTTGTCTGCCGAGGCCTTGGAGCGTCAGATCAAGCGGATTGCTTCCGCTAAGGCTGCCGCTAAACCGAAATGCTCACCTACTCAGGCCACTTTCCAAGAGTCCAAGGATAGTGGTTTGAAGATTCCCGAAGGTGAGTCTCTGTTCCGTTGGCTGGCGAACTAACTCAAGAAAGGGGTTTTGATCATGGGAACGACTTTTGGTGGAGCGAAGCTTTACAAGCCCGCTTCTGACACGGTGATGAATCTGCCTGCGGTGGCATCCGTTGCCATCAGCGTTGGCGACCTGCTGTTCTGGGATACCTCCGCAAAGGTTCTCAAGCCTTTCGACCAGTATGTGGCGACCGGCACGGTGAATACCGACCAAGCTGCCATCCGCGCCGTCTTCGCTGGAGTAGCCCTCCAGGGTAAACTGGCCGCCGATGCTTCGACCGGATATCCCGCATTCAACGGAGAAGGCATCACCTTCGCCTCAGATGCCCTGTACGAAGCGGATTGCGCCGCTGCAACCTTTGAGCCTGGCGATCTGGTTGCCGCTTCCGTGACAGCCGCCGCCGGTGCTGGCAACGTGGCCAATCAGACCCTGGTGAAGACTACCGATGCCGGGGAAGCGATTGGTTATGTGGTGGATCGTTACGCTTCCAACACCACGAAAGTTCGCGTCCGGTTGATTGGGCGGTGGTCGCCTTACAACTACGCCGACTACAACAACACCACCTCTGCCTAATAACGAACAACAAGGAGAACCAGAGCAATGAACCCGATCAAGCTTCGTGACCTGTACGAGTCCCGCACCAAGGAGACCAATGGTCGCTGGCGTTTCTTGACCGAGATGCGCCAAGGCCTGGGCCTTTGTGACAAGGACGGCAACGATAACCGGGATTTCGCCGGTAACCTGACCCTCAAGGATCGGGTGCTGCGTCCCGAGAACTTCAGCCTTCAAGAACTGGCCGAGTCGATCATCGGCCCGTCTTGGCGACAGTTGTTCAACCCGGACAGCCGCGCCATGTCCCAGTACACCACCGCCCGCTCCATGATGGAAGCGAACGGGTATGCTGGCGACAAGCGTTCCCTGGTTGAGGCCACCGGCTTCGGCCTTGATCCATCGGCCTTCCTGAACATCAACACCTTCACCGCCCTGGTGGGTGGTCTGGTTGAGGTCAAGATTCTGGAAGCTTTCCAGAACCCTGCCTTGATTGCCGACCGCCTCATGCCCGTCGAAGCTACCAAGCTCAACGGTCAGAAGGTGATCGGTGTTCAGAACATTGGTGACCGCGCTAAGAAGCGGGCACCTGGTGAGACCCATACTCGCGCTCAATTCGGTGAGAGGTGGATCACCACTCCCGAAACCCGCGAGAATGCACTCGCCATCGATGTGTTGAAGGAGACCGTGTTCTTCGACCTGACTGGTCAGATTCTCCAGCAGGCCGCTTCGGTTGGCGAAGAACTCGCTTACCGCAAGGAACTTGAAGTCATCGACACGGTCCTGGGTGTGAACAATCCGTTCGTGTACAACGGCACGGGTTACAACACCTACCAGACCAGCCGAACCTTGGGCATCCTGAATGCCCATACCAACCAGTTGGTGGATTGGACCTCGATCCAGTCTTCCAGCCTGCTGTTCAGCCGAATGGAAGACCCCCATACCGGCAAGCGTTTGCTGATTACGCCGAACACCGTACTGGTGAATCCGGCACGTCTGGCAACCGCCCAGCTGATTTTGGGTGCTACCGGAACCGAATTGAGGACCGCTCCTGGTTCGACCCAGTCCAGCGCGGTAAGCCTCAATGTCGCATCTTCCACCGGCAACCCTTACTCTGGACAGTTCACCATCTTGTCCAGCCCGCTGATCGAACAGCGGTGCCTGGCATCGGATGGTCTGAACCTGAACCAGGCCAACACCGATGGTCTGTGGTTTATGATGGAGGCTGGGAAGTCCTTCAAGTATATGCAGAATTTCCCGCTGACCGTGACCCAGGCCGCTCCCAACCAGTACGAGATGCTGGATCGGGGCATCGTTGCGACCTACTTCGCCAACGAGCGCGGTATCCCCAGCGTTTGGAGTCCTTGGCACACCGTCAAGAACAACAACGCTTAATTGAGGTTTAGCTGATGCAACCCACCCAGCAGAAGCAACAGTCTCAAGCAGCGCAACCTGTTAACCGACTGTGGGATGTCTCAGGGATGGGACTCCCACGGGTGTTTATCAAGGCCTATACCAAGGAGCAGGCCAGAAACGAATACCGAATTCGCTTCCACCTGCATGAATCAAGGCCGGTATCTGTCGCGGAGTATAAAGATGGCGGCGATAGATGATATCAATTCAGCCATCGACAATCTCGCCGCCGCGATCAAGGCGGCGACATTAGACCCCAAGCCGAATTACACGGTTGACGGGCAATCCGTCAGCTGGAGCGATTACCTGCACAATTTGACTACCAAGATGAACACGCTGATGACCACCAGGCAGAACCTGGCCGGTCCCTACCAGCGGATGTTGAGGGTTAAATCACGATGAAATACGCAGTAGTCAATGTCAACGCATCGGGTGACAACACGATTATTTCTGCTGTTGCAGGAAAACGCATAAAGGTTCTTCACTACGCAGTTGGCTGCGACCAGAATATCGACATCTACTGGAAATCGAATTCAACAAGGATTACCGGACCAATATTCTTGGCGGCAAGCACTTCGATATCTGCCGGTTACGGGGCATCTTCTCCAGCAGGTCTTGTTGGAATGTTTGAGACAAATACCGGAGAGGCCTTGGTTCTCAATCTGAATGGCGCAAAGACGGTTGGTGGTCATATCACATACCTAGTCATTGACTAAGGGTAGACGATGGCAATCGCGCCGGTCATCGAAATTCGTTATGTTTCTCCCAAGGGTGTTCCTGACTGGTACACCCCTGGGAAGGTCTCGACCAAGATCAAGAATGTTGTCAGGAAGGTAATCAGCGCGCACCGGAAGGATATCGGGAAGAAGTATCCACCGGCATCGGTAAACGTAGATGACCGTCAATATCCCAGGAAAAGGACCGGAAAGCTGCAACGGAGTGTTTCATCCAAGCCGACAGTATCTGCCGAAGTATTCAAGCGGGCGAAGAACAAGAAGATTGAAATAGGCTACGACGAATCGCTTGCCCCGTACTGGAGGCATCTCTATTTCGGTGCCCCGGCAAGAAATCTGAAGCGGCGCAGGATGCTGGACAAAACCACCATCAAGGTGATTGACCAGGCATTCAGGACCACCGGACCAGACAGGTGGACCGAAGGAGCAAGCTGGGCACCTGTTTCTTGGAGGGTTGTGTAATGCTCACCCTCGACATATCGAACGATTTCAACTACTTCGATAACACCGAAACCATCACGATCCAGAACAAGAATGATAATCCGCTGGTCATCGACAATGTGAAGCGAAA